ATATAAAAGAAGGACCTACAGTGAACTGTAGGTCCTTATATTTGGTGCGGATTGAGGGTTCCACCTCAACATTCCGCACCATTATTATATTATTTAAACTCTACATTTCAAAAAGGGGCAAAAAAGGGGCAAGCGTTATTTTCTTCTATTGAATACGTCTATTAACCGCTTTTTCTAAGTCCTCTGTTCCATCAAATATGTTAAATCCTATTTCACGGATTAGTTTCATTTGATATTTATGTTCTTCTCTTGTACGTTTAAAGTCTGTTATAAAAATCCATTTTTACTTATCCTCTACAATAAAGACTTGTCTATGTACTCCGGCTAATTCATCACGTATCCACTCAAGACATACCGAATTTAGTATTCTTATTGCGGTGTTGTCCTCTTTGTCTATTAAGTATTTTATTAATACAATAGAGCTAATTTCTTTTGGAAGATTATAACTAAGTAAATATTCAAAGCTCTTTTTTAATTCGTCTAGATATTTTTCCCATTCATCTATACTGTTAATCTTTTCAATAATACAATTCATCTTTATCAAGCAACTTTTTATATTTGTTAGATTTTCTATTGTATATTCTTCTTTTCCATATAATCGTTCCATGCCTTGACATGTTACAAGCCAATTTTTACCCGATTTTCTAGCTTCATCATCGGTAAACTGTTTGTTTGCATATCTCTTTAAGCAGCATTGCTTAATAGAATCAGCTGGTACATACCATCTTTCACCAGCCTCTTGTGTAGTCATTACGTCATCTAGTTTCATTACAGTACTCCTAATATTACTAATAGATTATAGACGGATAAAACAAAGGCAATAATACTAATTATTAAAGTTAGTCTTGAAATCATATGCTCGCCATTGTTATAATAGTTAGGAAGATTGGGGCTCTTCCGAGCCCCTGTGGTTACTGATTTAATAACTGTATTATCGCGATTGCAAGTTGGATAAACGCTGTTATTATCGGTAGCCACTTTTTTATTATCTTCCTTAACTTCTTCAACGGCTTCACCTCCTTCCTACGCCCACATTATAACACGTTTTCGTGTTATATGCAATAGTTTTTTTATTAATTTCACAAACAAAAATAGAGCCTACTAACATGGATTTAATCTATGTTAGTAGGCTCTTTTATTTATAGTTGCGTGTATCCACCATTACACGCTATGGAGATATATGGATCACCTCAATTTTTTGCAACTAAATAAACAACTGTTCCACCTAATAATATGTTTAGTATTTTACTGTTCCTTTGTTGCATCTTGATTCTTTTGAGTTCTCTCATCTGCATTTCTAAGTATACGTTCACCTTCGCCAACGATTCGTTTTGCATTGATAGCGTTTTCTCTTGCTGCTCTAATGTATTCTTGGCTATTAGTAATTGCTCCCTCTGTTCTTTGATTAAGTTCATCGATTCTATTAATTCTTGTTTCGATTCGCTCGTTGACATCTGTGCTACGTTCAATTGCTGTTCTAACTCGTCTATTATCTTCAATTGCTCGTTGATTGTATTGTTGAGCGTTTCGAACTTCATCAGTAGCTCGTTGTATTCCTGTCGTGTCAATATTACTTGCTCTATCGGCATAGAACCATATACAGGCAATGATACAAAGGACAATACAAATAGGAACAGAGATGTAATGAGCGTGAATAAAGTTTTTGATTTTGTCATTCATACTTCCTCCTAATCATACATGTAGTTGACATCGACTTCTTTGCCAGCTACCATTCCGCAATCGCTATATTGCCATATTCTGATATTTGGATAATCACATTGTGAATCATATTGTGCACACCATACAGGAACGCTTGGCATTTGACTATATGCATATGTTTCATCCCACAACAAGGAGTATCCACTATACACACCTACATTTTGAAAACCTGCGCTCCATAATGTATTTACAAACCGACTAATACAATTCGTCATTCCTTGGCTAGTTAAAGCACCAGCATTAATCATATTACGTAATTGTCGGTGTTCTTCGTAGTCATACCAAATACCAGCTTGCAAATGGTAATCAGTATATCCATAACTATTGAGCGTGTTAATTACCCATTCTGCCTCTTGTACTGCTGTTGCCTCATCGTAAGCATGGCTAAAATAATATACACCAACTTCAAGACCTGCATTTAATGCTGCAGTTATATGTTGTTCAAAGAATTCATCAACGTTGTAGTTTTCGCCTAATTTAATGATTACAAATTCATTGCCTTCTTCTTTGGCTTGTTGCATACGGCACTCATCATAATAAGGTGCTCCGTTTTCACCCTCTTGCCATGCTGAAATATCAAACCCTTTTTTCATTCTTATCACTCCTTTCAGTCATGTTTGATAATGGCGGTAATTTAGGTGGCTCTTCCAATTTATCTGGGATACCATTTCCATCTTTATCAATCCATAAGGCAAGGAAACCAACTAATGCGGTTAATACCGATGGAATGAATATATGATCTATAATGTTAATCCCTACATTAATCAATTTATTCATATCATCAGATACGTGCCCTTGAATGAATACCATAATGTACTCAACCACTACCAATAAAATAGGTACTAGCATTGTTAGTACTAGTACCCTTGTAGCAAGAACCCCTGTAGGGTGGAAATTAGCCACCCTTACAGATTGATATGATTTTTTAACTGTACTGATGAGATTTGGTGGTATGTTCATGTAGTTCCTCCTTAATATCATCAATACGAGCTTCGATGCTTTCGACCCGAGATGTCAACTTTACATGTTCTGTGTACGCTTTAGTGCGTTGTTCACGTGAAAGTTTGATTTCATCTTTCAAGTCCTTCAACGTATCGGTGAGCACGCTCATTTTCTCCTGAAACATCAAATTATCTTGCATCCTTTGAAGGTCCAGTTTTTCGAGCAGTGGAATAACCAACACTTTATATCCAAGCCCAGCAACTACCGCAACTATAGACAATGTGGTTAATATGTCGTTTAATTCAAACTGCCATGTCCACATAGGCACTCCTTTCTTATTGTACCTCTACGGTCTTAGTAAACATCAACTTCATTCTTGCATTGTAGAACTTGACTGTTATTGGATCACTGGACGTTATTGGAATTTCCATATTCGTACTATCAATATATTTAATTGGCTCATCATTGATTTGGAAAGGTAACCCAATCACATATGCAATTATTAGTACATTATTATTAATTTCAGCAACTGGTGCAAATAAATTAGCGTCTTTTATAAAACTGACACCGCCTCCACTCAATGCATTTAATGCAAAAAAGTCTAGCATAACGCCTTCAAGACTATCGCTATGAACCATTATATTATTATCCAATAGTATATTTTTAATTTTAGCGACTGTTTCAAGGTTTACGTTGTCATCTTGTGGCCCCTGAATGCCTTGTGCTCCGTTTTCTCCAGTATCACCTTTAGGGCCTTTCAGTAATTCCAACTGCTCAGTGGTAAAGTCGCTAAATTTAAAAGGTTCACCTTTAGGGCCTGGAATACCTTGTTCGCCTTTATCGCCTTTTTCTCCCTTTAATTCTAGTTTTTGTGCCTCGGTTAAATCCTCAAAACGTAAAGGCTCCCCTTTCGGTCCTTGTACTCCATCTCCACCTTTAGGACCAGGTTCACCCTTTGGCCCTTGCAATTTAATTATTTGAGTTGCATCTTTAACGTTGACTTTATCTTCTTCACCCATATAAATATTAATAGTATTTTCGCTCATATTATTTCCCCCTATTACTTATACCTTGTTTGATGAGTATCTTACCTTTTACTAAGCATTTAATCGGTCTATTGCCAGCCCAAACAAACATATCCCAATAATATGTCCCGCTATCAATCGAATTAGTATCTAATGTTAGATTGAGTTTACTCTTTTCTCCTTCTAATAATTCAGATGTACTATTTGTGATCACAAAGCGTTCTATTATTTCATCATCCCAGCTATACCGTCTTAAACAAGCGAATACATCATCCGCATTAATTACTGAATCACATCCAATAGTTAATGTAATATATTCACCTCGATATACCTGAATATTATGTTCGACTGGTAACATCTGTATTGTCCTTTTCTAAATCCATTAATTCGTTGTGGATACAACCATCTGTAGGGCAAGTACCATCTTCATTAAGAGTTGCATAGCACCATTCGCAAAATTGCATTACAGGAATATCGCTTTTAACTTCCATTATTTCACCACCTTAATTTTTGCTAACATTTCCATGTTTAACTTCTTGTACTGTTCTTGTAGATCAGTAATATCGCCATTAATTAATCTACGGCATAACACCATTTTCTCCAGCGTTTCAAATCGTGCATCGTAGTATTTTTTAATACCTGCAATCTTTTCTGCCTTTATTGGCTCGTATGGTGTTACAGGAATGTCAACGAATTCACCATTTACATAGGCTTTCCCATTTGTAAATTGTGCTTGCATTTCACTATCCCCTGTTACGATGTTAGCAGTTGGATACGCCTGCTTCGCCAACTGCTCTGTTTCTTCTAATGTTTCAGCATGTACTCCTACTACGTAGGATGTTTGGCGAACACCGTTTTCATCTAATACAAATACATACATATTATTGTCCTTTCTTGGAGGTTACTATGAAATTAATTGAGAAATTAAAAGGGGCTCATGAACGCCCCTATGTCGCATATAAAGTTGTAGGTTATTATTCCTCTTATAATGAGGCTAAGGAGGCATTAAACAATGTTCATACATTAGATGATGTTTACCATTCATGGTTAGAGTTACATTCATTAAATATCTCATTACACACCATGAAAGGATATGAATGTGCTTATCATCATGTATCATCAATATCTCACCGCCCTATCAACGAAATCACATATATGGATTTGCAAAATATAATATCTGACATGCTAAAGAGCGGACTCTCTTATTCCTCGTGTAAGAAAGTTCGCTCTTTACTCAATCAATTATATTCATTTGCAATTATTAATGACTGGTGCTCAAAGTCATACAGTCAATATTTGAATATCGGCCACAATACCCCTAAACGCCCACGCAAGGTATTTACCACTAATCAAATTAACCGCTTATGGAGTATTAATGCAGAATTGCCTTTGATACTCTTATATACTGGAATGCGTGCTAGTGAATTAATTAATCTAAAAAGCACTGACATTAATCGAAAACAACATTATTTAAAAGTTACATCAAGCAAGACTAAAGCAGGTATCCGCATCATTCCCATTCATCATCGCATATGGCCATTTATTGAATCTCGATTGTCCAATAAATGGATCATAGAGGAAAGAAATTATGTCTCCCTTTCAAACTCCTTTAAATTAGCCATGAAATCCGTCAATGCTAAACACACGCCCCACGATTGCCGTCATTCATTCGCTACTAGATTAGATGATATAGGTGCTAATTATAATGCTAAACGATTATTATTAGGCCATGCTTCATCTAATGTTACTGACGGCATATATACTCATAAATCACTTAGACAATTGCGCAAGGCCATCGAAATGCTTAAATGACCAAGGGGGAATTAATGCTGACGGCAAGGGGTGGACAGACCAAAACTCTGATAGTAGAACAGGAAAGGTTAAA